CCCAGTCAATTGCTTCAACACACGCATCTAGTTCTATTAATAATTCTTTGGCTTTCATTTTAGTTTCTCTTGTTTGTTAAAGTACATTGCAATTTTACACAATAGGTTTATAATGTCAACTTCTTTTAGAAAATAATGATACAATGCACACAGAGCAAATAAATATTGTGTTTGCAGACATTAAATTTATGGGCTCTCCCAGATAGACCGCGTTTGAATTGCTGCAACAGTTCATTCACGGTCTTTTTTTTGCTTTGAGGTTTTTATGAACGTTAACAAACTACTAGACCTACTACAAAAAGTAAAGCAAACAGGCCCAGACAAGTGGATAGCTTGCTGCCCTGCGCACGATGATAGGTCACCTTCTTTGGGTATAACCATTAAAGATGACAAGGTTCTTATCAAATGCTTTTCAGGATGCGGCGCTACTCAGATTCTAGATGCTGTTGGCTTAGATTATTCAGCGCTATTTCCTGAAACTGAAGGCAGGCTTAAATATAGGCCAAAATTTAGTAAGTCAGATTTGTTTGATAAGTTGTTAGAACAAACAGGCGTATTGCGTGAAGCAGTGGACATATTAATGAACAGGAATCTTGTTGAAGAGGAATGGAGGCAGGCGCTTAAGGCCATAGAAACCGTAGACAACATTAGGGCTGAGGTTAGGCGTGGTAATCTTTATGTTCCAAAATCACTACATGATGGTGCTGTATGAGCCTGTACGATAGGATTGAAGAAAGAGACAAGGTTACACCACTATTTAAAGATTACTGCTCAATACTAGATGACCATAAACCGCTTAAATCACTCGATTTAACCAAGCACATAGACAGAAACAGTTTACTATACAAGCTGTCAGAACAAACAGCATACGAATGCGATTTGCCAATTAGCACTGTCATGATGTGTGGGCTTGGTGTGTTTAGCTCTGTTTCCTGCCGAAAATACGCTGTTAATTATGAGCACTATGGCAAGCTGCCAATATCGATGTATGTTATTGGTGAACAGCCTAGTGGGGCAGCAAAGTCACGCTGCTTAACGGTATTTCAAAAGCCTTTTTTTGCACTAATAAAGAAAATAAAGAATGAATTAGTCGATCATCTTAAAGACCTTGAAGAAGATGAAGCCGCAAAACAGCGAGACAAGGACTCATTGAAGGCCCGTATAAATGCGCTGTCCAGGTCGTTATTCATAAACAACACAACACCAGAAGCATTGGAAATAATCACTGGACAGAACAACGGGTTTTTTAGCGTTGTTTCAGCAGAACAGGGAGCAATTGATTCTTTAATTGGGGGGATGTATAAAGGTGCAGGCTCAAAAAGTAATAATGACGCTGTACTACATGGGTTCGATGGCGGATTTATGTCATCGTCACGAGTTACGCGAGGCGGTCACGTGGGAACTGTTGTTGGGGGTTTGGTGTGCTTTGCTCAAGATGGCACGTCTCATACTATTCTAAACAGTTCAAATGGAACTGGGCTTGCTGAACGGTTTTTGTTCTTGGCTGAGGAAACTTTTTTAGGAAAGCGCGATATTATCGGAAAAGAAAATAGGCATAATCCATCAATATGGCTTGATTATGAGAAGAAATGCCAGCAGTTTGAGCATATTCTTCACGATCCGGTTGATTATGAAGATTTAAATTGTTTATCGCTTTCTGATGAATCATGGGATTTGATAAAGAAATTTCGTCAATTCCTTGAGCCTAAGATAGCTGACGGCGAGAAATATGCTATAGCAGGGCTAAGGGGCATGATTGCTAAAATCGACGCGCAGGTGATGAAAATAGCGGCTAATTTGCACGTTTTTGAGTCAGGAACAGTAATGCAAAACGTAATTGATGACAAACACGTGCTTTCAGCGCTTCACATTTGTGCTGAATTGGTTAAGTCATGGCATCAGACTTGTGAGAATGTAGGGATAACAGGTGATAAGGCAGCTTATGAGTCAATATTGAGTTTGTTTTCTGACAATCCAAGGCGCAGAGATGAGAGAAGCATAATTTTGGTGAAAAACAAAACTAACCCGTTTAAGGACTTCAAGGGGAACAAGTCAGAGGAAATTAGGCGTGTTCTAATGGCTATGGTTAAAGAAAACGTTATTACCCTGGAGGTTGAGGAAGGCAAGAAGTATTACAGACCGTGACTGTAGTAGTTGTAGTAGCTTGTAGTAAGTACCCTACTACACCCTCAAAGCCACGGTATATAAGGTCTAAACATGTATATGTAGTATGTAGTATGTATTATGTAAGTAAGTAAGTAAGTAAGTAAGTAATAAATTTTTATATGCGTGGAGTGATTTTTTCACACACGCGCACACATACCCCCTACTACACTACTACACATTCTACACGGTTGATTTTGTTAATGTTTTTATTACTACAAGTGTAGTAGTGTAGTAGGTGTTATAACTAAATAAGGAAAAATCATGGCAATTAAAGCAAAAATAGACGGAAAAATCGCTAGAACTGGAGAACTGAGACATTCAGCAGGAGGGAAAGATTATTCCTCATTCGCTGTTGGTGTTTTTGATAACAAAGAAAACAAAACTGAGTATGTACAGTGCGTCGCTTTTGGTGAAGTAGCATCATCCATAGCCTTATTGGAAAAAGGCGCTGAGATAACGATTTTGGGCGAATTAAAGCTTGTTTCTTACGTTGCTAAGGATGGAAGCAATAAACAAGCGTTAAATTTGACGGTTGATAGGTTTATAGCGTTATAATTTAGTAATATTGACAAATTCATAAAAATAAACTAGCCTATGCTAAATTTTTGAATTAGTTTAGGCTGGTTTATGGAAAACTTAGATCGTGTTAGAGGTCATGACCAAAGGGCATTTTTGCGTAGAGTTACAGATAGAGTGAACTTCGAGCAGTGTCCAAAGTATATGAAGCACGACATACCACACGAGCAGATGGTTGAAATTGTAGAACTGGCAATGAAAACCATGAAAGATCAATCAAACATCGAGTTTGCTCAGTTCATTAAAGACACAACTAAACAAATGCTTCCAAGAATTCTGATTTTTTTAGGAACCATAATTCTTGGAGTTATTTATTTTCTACACGACAAAAAGGTATTTTAAAATGAAGAAATTGTTATTTTGTTTAATGTTAATGTTTTTACCAGTCCTTGCAAATGCCCAGGCTATAATGGCAGATGGCACTTTTTATGTTGAGAACGACCCTGTTTATTACAGCTCAATGAGGTGCAGGTGGACAGCACCGTATTGCGCTCCACATAAGATTTTTTACAACAGGACGCGCACAAAAATTATCGGTGAATATCAGCCTGCTTACCCGGCAATTTATCCATGGGCAAATATGAGCGTCTGGCGCATTGGTAATGCTGTTCAAGGTTTAACTACGGCTGACTGGCAGGATATTGAAGATGCAAAGGTTAAATCTGGTGGTTATTGGCGCTGGGGTATTTGCTGGAACGGCTCACATCCTGCAACTATCTGTCTAAACTAAATGGCTTTATCGGCGCCAACTGGAAGCAGAGTATTCGACACATTCACAAGGGCAATCCTGGCTTTGTGTTTAATGAACGTATTATATAGCTCGTTCATACTAGGTTTTTATCCTGCTCCTGTTAGCGCATCATTGCGGATTGTTCACTATCTAATGGAAGTTGATGCAACTGCTTGTAAGCAACAGAACACCCACAAAAACAGAGAGGCAAAACATGCGAGCCTTTAGCCTGCTTGTTTGCTTTATTGTTTCTGGATGTAGCACGATAGACTATAAAAGAACATCCATAGATGGGACTAATGTATCAATCACTGGATGGAGCATTGGAACTGACAGCGCATTGAGTGGGCTAAGTTACAGTGTTGATAATGCGCATTTCAGCATAGAAGATGCAAGCTCAGATCAAACAAAACTAATCGAGTCAATAGTAACCGGAGCGGTTAAGGGGATGAAATAATGCCAGTAGCAAAAGGACAAAGACTTCCAGGGGCTGGTCGTCCTAAAGGATCAGCAAATAAGGCTACACTTGAGCTCAAGGAAAAGATACTTTTAGCTCTTGATATGGTTGGTGGAGAGAAATATCTAGCACAGCAGGCCATAGAGAACCCGCCTTCATTCCTGGCGCTTATTGGAAAGGTGCTGCCAAAGGATATTCACAACAAAGTAGACGGAAAAATAAATATCACTAGCATCGTTAGAAAGATAGTTGATGCAGATAGTAATAAACACGGCTAAAGTATTTGAGCCTTTATTAGCTCCTAGACGGTTTAAAGGCGCATACGGAGGGCGAGGATCAGGAAAGTCCCATTTTTTCGCTGAACTGCTAATCGATAATTCGCTAGATTCTCACATACGCGCTGTATGCGGTCGTGAGGTTCAGAACTCGATCAAGGACTCAAGCAAGCAGCTAATTGAAGACAAAATAAGAAAGCTTGGCGTTAGTTCGTTGTTTACTATAACTGACACAGAGATTAGAGGCCCAAACGATTCATTATTTGTGTTCAAAGGATTGCTAGGTCACACAGTATCAAGCATTAAGTCGCTAGAAGGATTCAACCGGCTTTGGATTGAAGAGTCACAAACCGTAAGCCAAAAATCACTTGATTTAGCTATCCCAACATTCAGGGCATCAGGTTCTGAAATATGGTGTAGTTGGAACCCTATATCACCAGATGACCCAGTCGATAAGTTCTTTAGAGAAAACTTATACGATTCAAATGTGATAAGCGTAAAAGCTAACTATAACAACAATCCATGGCTACCAATTGAGCTTGAGCAAGACATGGAACGAGACAAGAGGCGTGATCCTGAGAAATACGCGCATGTCTGGCTTGGTGAATATCGCTCAATGTCCGAGGCACAAGTATTTAAGAACTGGAAGGTTCAGGAATTCGAAAGGCCTCCAGGAACTGTGTATAGGCAAGGCTTAGACTTTGGTTTTGCTGTTGATCCTACTGCGTTTATCAGGTGCAGCGTTGATGGTAATAATTTATATGTTGATTATGAAGCTGTCATGGTTGGGTGCGAGATAGTTAATACTCCTGACCTATTGAGACAAATACCTGACTCGAATCACTGGTTCATAACGGCAGACAGCGCAAGGCCTGAGACAATAAGCCACATAAAAAACAACGGATACCCTAAGATAACGTATGCAAAGAAGGGCGCTGGAAGTTTGAAAGAAGGAGTAGAGTTTCTCAAGAGCTTTGATATTATCGTTCATCCTCGGTGTACAAGTTTAATAAAAGAATTGTCACAATATAGTTACAAAGTTGATAAACTAACCGGAATGGTATTGCCTGAGCTTGAAGACAAAGATAACCATTTGATAGACGCTTTGCGTTATGCACTTGAAGGCGTTATGCGTGTTGTTAAGCCTAGAGACAATCAAAAACAAGTTTACGTTCCTGTTGGAACCTGGATGTAACAATGAATGAAATAGTAAAAACTGCGCATAAACGCTATCAACTCGCTAATGATTACGAGGCAACACAAAAGAAAATAAGGACTGAGGATTTAAAGTTTGTCCGTCTCGGTGAGCAATGGCCCGAAGCGGTTAAGCGTGACCGTGAACGTCCAGGCGCTGAACGTCCAATGCTTACTATCAACAGATTGTTGCAGTTTAGGAACCAGATCGTTAATGAAATACGTCAGAATTGCCCATCAATAAAAGCGCGTCCAGGCGATGACAAGGCCGACATAAAGACAGCGGATATTTACAATGGATTACTTCGCAGCATTCAAGAGGCGTCAAACGCTCAAGTCGCTTATGAAACGGCGGCAGAATGCCAGATTGACACAGGATTAGGCTATTTCAGAATTATTACGGATTACTGCGATAGCGAATCATTCGACCAAGAAATCAAGTTTCAGCGCATAGTCGATGTAAATTCAGTGACCGTTGATCCTTCTGCAACTGAGCCGGATGGTAGTGATATTCAGTGGGCATTTGTTGAAGAAGAAATGTTGATTGATGATTTCAAGAGGCTGTATCCAAAAGCAGATGTTAAAGGCTGGGAGAGCGACAAGTCAGGGTGGATCAATAAAGATACTGTTAGGATAGCTGATTACTTATATCTTGAGTCTAAAGAAAAAAAGCTTTGCTTGATGCAGGATGGCAGCGTTCTTTATAAGGATGAGATCCCCGAAGAATACCTGCCGCTAATAGTAAGAGAGCGTGACTCAGAAGTAAAGACCTGTAAGATTGCCAAGATAGGAGGCGATCAGATACTTGAGGAATCAGAACTTCCTTGTCCATTTGTACCTATATTCCCTGTTATCGGTTCAGAAACATTTGTAGACGGCAAGCGTATTCTATCTGGATTAACACGCCCTGCTATGGACAGTCAACGCCTCTACAACTACATGGAATCTGCAAATGTTGAGCTTGTAGGCTTGGCTCCAAAGGCTCCTTATATCGTAGCTGCAGGACAGCTAGACGGTCACACAAACCAATGGGAAGTGGCTAACAGAGTTAATTTTCCTTACCTTGTTTACAACCCTGTTTCAGATTTAGGAACATTGTTACCAAAACCAAGCCGTGAACCGCCACCGCCTCAAAATATGGCCTATGAAGCTGCAATGAACCGCGCATCAGAGGACATAAAATCAACCATGGGCATTTATGATGCTAGCCTGGGTAATCGTGAGGGCGATCAGTCAGGCAGGGCGATAAATAGCCAAATGAAACAAGCCAGTGTCGGAAACTATCATTTTAGTGCAAACTTAGCCCGTACTATCAAACATGCTGGTCGTGTTATCATTGCGCTAATACCTAAAATATACGACACAGCCAGGGCAATAAGAATACTAGGCGAGGATGGTACGCCCAAAATAGTTAAGATTGATCCTAATGCACCACAATCAATCAATGAAGGCGAGGAAACAATCTATAACCTAAACATTGGCAAATATGATGTAATATCAGACATAGGCCCGACGTTCGCAACACGCAGACAAGAAGCGGCAGAAGCGCAGATGCAGATGTGTCAAGCTGACCCTACATTGATGCAAATTGCAGGTGATATAATTGTTGGTAATATGGATTGGCCAGGAGCTGATGATATTGCCAAACGTAAAAAAGCAATGTTACCACCACAAATACTGGCGGTTATTCAGGAAGATGAAGGCGAAAAGAAGATTGATCCTCAGGTCGAAATGCAAATGAACCAGATGGCCGATCAGGTTGAGCATTTAAGTCAGGCATTGCAGGAAGCTATGAAAGCAGCTGAAGGTAAAGAGGAAGAATTGGAAATCAAGCGTTTCGAGGCACAAACCAAGCGACTTGAGCTTACGCATCAGATGGCAATGGATGAAACAGATTTAGCGCACAGAATAGCAATGGAGCAAATGAACGCTGAAATGGCTATGCAAGCAAACACTGGCGAAGCTGAAGACCCAGAGGACGAACCAGAAGAGCCGAAAGAGCAGGAGCCACAAGCACCGCATCCTGATTTAATGAACGCTATCAAAGAGCTTAAAGACACACACGCACAAACACAGGCTATAATTGGCGCAATTAATAAACCTAAGCGTATAATTCGCGGAGCAGATGGCAGACCAGAGGGCATAGAATGAATGATTTAGTAGGTCAAGATAGCGAAATACGAATGACTATTGAAATTAAACGAGCAGCAACGGGAGAGGTGGAAACATTCGAACTTGTTGGCAAAACAACCGATATACAAGAGGTGGAAGATGGCAGTAACTCATAGTACAGCAGCTCGCAACGCTGCAACTGACGCCGTAACAGCGCTTATAAGCACAAGCGGAAAACTTAAATTTAGATTGACTGGAACAGTTGGTTCGCCTGGGACAGCGGCAGCTACATTGTCATTATCAGCGACAGCTTTTGGCGCGTCAAGTTCTGGAACGGCAACAGCTAACGCGATAACCTCAGATACTAACGCAACTGGCAACGCATCAGCAGTGGCAACTGCAACGCTTGAGACTTCAGGCGGAACAGTGGTTATTCATTGTGCAGTTGCGGCATCGGGAAGTGACATTAACCTCACTAATGGACTGACCATTAATGCAGGTGATACAGTTTCATGTTCATCTTTAACTTATACAGCGTTAATCGCTTAAGGAATAACAATGTCACTAACAACAGAACAAGATGCTATAATTAATGCCTGGGTTTTAGCTGATCCAGAGCTGAGTGTACTAGAGCCGAGCTCTAATGCTATTTATGCAATCATAAACAAGCTAGCATTGCCAAGTTCACCAGATTTTTATATTTACAAGCAAAGTGTTACTCAAGATGAAATCATGCAAAATGGTTTTGACTGGACACAGGTGGATAATCAAACAGTTGGTAAATGGCGCATATGGCAAGCGCTATTTGATAACACTACAAAATCAATAAACCCATCAAAAGCTAATGTCAGGGCAGGCATTGATGAGGCTTGGAAAGGTACCGCACCTATGTTAGCTGTAAGAACTGCTATTTATGTTCATTGCAGAAAACTTGCCACAAATTTAGAGAAGTTATTTTCTACTGGCACAGGAACCGCTGCATCTCCTGGAGATTGTTCATATTTTGGCAATGTTTCTTATTCCGATATATTACGAATTATGGGGTGGTAAGACATGGCTACAGCGGTTAAAAATGCTAGAACAATTGTTGCGTCAGCTACAAATACCGCTGGCTCTACAACTAGAGGCAGGCTTGATCTACAAACGGCGCTTGGTGGTATTGTAACTCTAAAAATAACTAACGGTGCAACTGGCCCTAGCGTACAATGTCAGGCCAGGATATTGATAGCGCACAATGCAACAATGCCAGCCGCAGCGTCAGCTGGTAGCGACTGGAAAACGGTTTTCGTTGTAGGCAATGGTACTGCAAATAATACTATTGGCGAATGGTCGTATCAATTTGGTGATGAAATAATGTGTTTAGAGGTTGAATTTACTGGGAATACAGGGCAAAGCGTAACTGTAGAAGCTTATGCCAGCGAAGTAACAAGCATAAGCTAATAAGCGAATGTCTGTAATAATAAGAAAAAATCGCCAAATATTAACTAGCGCACCAACAAAATATATTGGTGTTGATGATAGCTTTGCAGGAACGCAACCAACTTTAGTTTGGGCAGCTAATATAGATTTATACCTGCCTATTCAACAAACATTTGCTACATTAAATACGGCTGTTATAGATGTAAACTCAACTGGAAGATGTGTTAGTTGGGACTCTACATTATCGCCCAAGTCTGGACTTACATTTACCACTAACCCTGACAGTGTATTTACTAGCAGCGGACAAGCTACAATAGTTTTATTAAGAAGGAAAAAAGATACAACAGCTAGGGCGTCGGTAGCATTTGGTTATGTTTTAGCGCAAGAAGATAGGGTTATAGCCCATTTACCATACTCCGATGGGACATCATATTTCGATTTTGGTACTATGTATGGTGGCAGGCTTTCTGCGCCTAGTCTGTCTTATACAACCGAGCCCGAGTGCTATGTTTTTGTAGCTGATAGCACGTCAAGAGGTAGAGAAATATGGAGGAATGGGTCATTAGTAGCATCATCAACTAGCGAAACAGCGACAAGGCCTTCAAACACAACTAGCGCATTTGGCCTGGGTGGTTTAGATGCTTATGTGGCATCAGATAGCGAGGAGCAATCGCTATTTGTAGTTTTCCCTTATGCCTTAACGCAAATAGAATGCGAAAGAATAAGTTATAATCCATGGCAAATTTTTAAGGCTTATAAAAAACAGGTTTTTTCTTTTGGAGCTACCACTACTCATGACTCATCAGGTAGTTTAACAGGACAAGGCTCTGCACTAAGCGGATCGGCTAACAGATTCCATGAGTTTTCAGCAGCCGGCGCGTTAGTAGGCCAAGGTTCAGCGCTTTCTGGTTCGGCTGTTCATAATATTCCACATGCTTCAAGTGGAGACCTAGTTGGTCAAGGCTCCTCAGTTTCTGGATCGGCAGATAGGCAACCGCCTGGAACTGTATCACATGACGCAACCGGATCGTTAACTGGACAAGGCTCCACAATCGCAGGATCAGCGGCTCGTGTTCATGTATTTAGCGCTAGTGGTAATTTAGTAGGGCAGGGCTCCACCATTGAAGGATCGGCGGCAAGAACAGGGGCGGCGGTTTCTCATGATGCAACAGGCGACTTAGTAGGGCCAGGTTCTTCTATATCTGGAACGGCGACAAATTCAGGAACATCAACATTAACACCGCAAGACCTTTTAAACATAGCTAATGCTGTTTGGGCTCACAGTTCTGCGGTTCATTGTCAGTTATTGATGACTGAAGTCTGGGGAAGGCTTGGTCTTGATCCAGCGGCGCCATTAACTAGCGGAACAACTCAAATTACTTTCGGCTCGATTGTGATGGCTATGACAGAAGTGTCAGGTAGCGTAACAGTTACAAGGCAATGATTAATAATCGCTCTATTGTCAGTATAGGCTTTGGCTTTGGCGCTTATGCCGAGGCAACTATTGGCTTTATTACGCAGCAAGCCTATGTTATCACGCAATATTGGGGTGGCGCTGGTAACTATCGTGAATATAAGCGCAAGAAGCCACCATTAAGGATTGTTAAAACCTTTGTTAAAGAAATAGCTAGGGAAATAATACCAAACAAAACTAAGCCATCGTTCTATACAAGTAGCATAGACCTAGCAAAAGTATCAGCTATGATACAATTTGAGCGTAAAGAAATAGTAAGGCAATTTGTTGAAGAGCAAATTAAAAGAAAGATTAGGGAAGAGCAAGACGAAGAGGACTTTTTATTATTATGTTGTTTTTAACTAACCAAAATAGGTTTGCAGATGAACGAAGAAACGATTGTAGAAGAAATCGCACCAGAAGAAATTGAAAATGAACCACAAGAAAATATTGAACCTGAACAAGAACCAGAAAAGAAAGAGGAAACAGAACAAGAAAAATACGGCAAGCGCGTACAAAAGCGCATTGATAAGCTCAAATGGGAAAAGAACGAAGAACAGCGCAGAGTTTATGCTTTACAACAAGAGCTTGAGCAACTAAGGGCACAGCCTCAGCAAAAACAACAAAAAGAAGGCGCGCCGAACCCTGATGATTTTGCAGCTGGAAGATACGATCCAGACTATATTGAAGCGCTCACAGAGTACAAAGCCAAAGTTGCACTTGACAAATATCAGCAATCTGTTAAGATGCGCGAAAGAGAGGCAAATGTTGCAACTTTACAACAGACAGCCAAGGAACAATACGCAGACTATGATGACGCAACTGAAGAATTTCTGGCTCATCCTCTGGCAAGCGTAAAAGAATTTAACGATTTACTAATGGACACTGATAACCCTGTTGAGCTGGCTTATTACTTAGGTAAGAATCCAGATCAACTAGACAAGATCAGCGACATGACTCCCGCACAAGCTAACAGATATCTTGGTAGACTTGAAGCGCAAATAGAAAAAAAGCCACCATCTTTAGAGCCAGCCCCAAAGCCGGTGTCTAATGCACCAAAACCCGTAGCCCCTGTTGGTAGCGCAAACCCAAAAATAGCAGTAAAAGACCCTAGCGAGATGTCTATGGATGAATATATAGCTTATCGCAAAACAAATTAAGTTTAAATCGCGTCGTGATGGCGCTATTTTCCCACAGCAGGATTTTTTAAAATGGCAAATACATTACTCACATCGAGTATTATCATGAAGGAATCTTTACGGATTCTGGAAAATGATCTTACTTTCACAAAGAACGTCAATCGTGAATACGATGGCAAGTTTGGTGTTGAAGGCGCTAAAATCGGTGCTACAATCAACGCAAGAAAACCTCCACGTTATATAGGTCGCACAGGTCAAGCATTAGCAGTTGAGGGAGCGACAGAAAATTACGTACCAATTACGTTGAACACGCAATTTGGTGTTGATATTTCTTTCAGTTCTCAAGACCTAACGCTGCATATCGATGAATTCTCAAGCCGGTTTTTAAAGCCAGCTATGGCGACTATCGCCAATAAAATCGATTATGACGGCATGGGCTTGTATAAAGATGTGTTCAGATATGTCAACGCAAACAATACAGCCGGCACATTAACAGGTGGTTCTGTAACTGCAGCACAAGCTCAAGCGCAAATACTGGCTGCTGGTGCTATCTTGACTGAATCAGGCGTCCCCAAAGATGGGCAACGCGCTTTGGTAATGTCTCCTAATTCAACAGCTTCCGCTATCACTCCCTTGCTTGCACAGTTCAACAACGCTAGCAAGATTTCTGCAATGTTTGGCGAAGCTACAGTAGCAAGCCGCACATTAGGTTTTGATTGGGCTGAAGATGCTAACGTACAGACTCACGTTGCTTTGGCTTCAGGTACAGCCACTAACAACTCAGCCGTACCGGCTCAAGGCGCTACATCATGGGATATCGTTTGTACTGGCACAGCAACCCTTAAAAAGGGTGACGTGTTCAGCCCTACAGGCGTTTATGCAATTAATCCGCAATCACGAGTATCAACAGGGCGCCCGATGCAATTCGTTGTAACTCAAGATACCGTATTAAGCGCGGCAACTGTAACGATTCCAACTTACCCACCTTTTATTACTAGCGGTCAATTCCAAACTTGTACCGGTACGCCATCAACAGGCGCTGGCACTGTAACTTGGTACACTGGTGCGGTTGGTTCAGCAGGCTACGATCAAAACTTGGCTTATCACAAAGACGCTTTCACCTTGGCAACGGCTGACTTGCTGTTACCTGGAGGCGTTGATATGGCAGAGCGGGCAAACTATAAAGGTGTTGCGATGCGTTTGGTTCGCCAATACGATATTAACTCAGATATGTTCCCAGTCCGTTTCGATGTCCTTTACGGATGGAAAACGGTTTATCCTGAGTTGGCCGTAAGGGTAGGGGGTTAAGATGCCAGATTCATATTACAGCGGCTTAACGCCAATTTTACCAATCGTCACTTATACCAGTGGCTCAACGTACGCTATCAATTCTGGTTCTGCGCTGGCGGCTGGCGCTACCTCGGCGAGTGCTGATATTACGTTTACGGGTGTTACCACTAGCGATAAAAACATCGCTTTTGCTCCCCGTGATGCTTATGTCATCCCTCCTGGGTTGGTGTTGGTTTCGGCAAAGGTTACTGCAACAAATACAGTATCCGTAGTTTGGAAAAACACCACCAATGCTTCGATTACGCCACAAGCAGCAGCAACTTGGACATTGGTCGTTTATAAACCTATGTTTCCAGTAGCAGAAAACGCGGAATAACTTAACATTGCCAAGGATGGCATAATTTACTGAAGGGGCTTTATGTCTATAGTAGTTACAACGTCAAGCCGTATTACTACGGTATTAGATATAATCCACGGCGCTTTAAGGCTTCTACAGGTTAAAAGCCCCGACGTAGATTTAACAGCAGATGAGTTAAACGATGCTTTGGAATCGTTAAATTTCATGATTGACGGGTGGAGCAATGAATCACTC